TTCGTTGTTCGGTAAGCAACCCCACCTCACCTTCGTCAGAAATCACCCATTCTGTGCCGTTCCAGATGTGGTATTGGCTTGGTGCGTTCGGAATTAAAATCGGATTGCCGTCATCATCGGCGGCGCGTGCGCCATCGCCGTTGATAATGCGCTGAAAAGTAGCTTCATCCACCTGTTTCATTTGCGAAAAATCGATATCCGGATAGTAGCTTTCCGCACCCTCTGCCGGATAAAAATTACACGTTATTTTGTCGAAATAGTACATTGTTGCTCCTGTTTCTCTTGTCAATCTGTTTTATTGTTAGTACAATCAGATATAAAAATCACACTGATGCTGTAATGAAAATTGAATTTGATGCCGTAAAAAATCAACAAAATATCCAATCTCGCCAATTGTCTTTCCAACAAGCAGCGGAGCTTGATTGGCAGCAAGCCTTAATCTGGCAAGATGACCGTTTTGAATACGGCGAAATTCGTTACTCCGCGTTAGCCCTGTTAGGTAATAGATTGCATTTTATTTGTTTTAAATTTATCCCTAACGGCATTCGCGTCATCAGTTTCCGCAAAGCCAACAAAAGGGAGATTAAAAAATATGAAAATGAACGCCAATCAAGAGTTTAATATCGCTGAAACCCCTTTAACCGACGAACAACTTGCTCAATTTAAACCGATTGAACAAGTTTTGCCGCCCGATCAATTAAATATGCTGCTCACTCATCAAGCTCAACAAAAACGGCGCGGCAAACAAAAAGCCCCAACCAAACAAGCCACCACAATTCGCCTTTCACCGATTGTGCTGGAAAAATTCCGCGCCACCGGTAAGGGCTGGCAATCACGCATCAACGAGGTGCTGCTTAACTATGTTGAACATATGTAATTCACCGACCGCCATTGGCAGCCTTCTACTTGCCAATGGCGAAATAGCGGATATTCGTTTGATAACGCCCCCACACGTGAGTATTGTTAAAAAACAAATCCAAATCATAATTAGCATCACCGCCACACGTTGATGAGCTCACCACTTGATAAACCTGCCTAAACGCCACCGGAAATTGTTTTTTGCCTGCACCTCTGCCGGCACCCCATTGCAACAGTAAACCGTTTGGTAATCTGCACCAGCCGGTCGTCGCGAGGTTTTGTGTGAAATCCTCTATCATCGCAATACGTCGCCAATGACTCCACTCACCAGCACCGACTACTCCGCTATTATCATCGTTAAACCGATAACGCAAATCATTATAATCGATGCTTGCCAACTGAAATCTTTGCAAACCGCTGTCAATGTGTATACCGTTAAAATCAATTTTGCCAATCCAAGGTGGCGTTCCGATTGGAGAACTATTACAGAAAAAAACCTGCGAACCACTCAAAGTGTTTAAATTTGACACCTTCACGCTGTCCAATACACGTTTATTGGCATTATTGTTCGCATTATTCGCCGTCGTTTGTGCCGCATTGGCTTTATTCACGCCATCTACTGCTTTGTCATAAGCGTCTTTGACGGCTTTACTGGTCGCCACGGTATCGCTGCTGGCTGAGGTGACGGAATCGGATTTTTTACTGCTTGGAATAGCGGCATTGGCGGTCGTTTGCGCATTATTCGCCGCCGTTTGTGCTGCATTGGCGTTATTCACGCCGTCTACTGCTTTGTCATAGGCGGTTTTAACTGCTTTACTGGTTGCCACGGTGTCGCTGCTGGTTGAGGTGACGGAATCGCTACGGTGCAGTTCGGTTAAAATCTCTTTCTTGCCTGCATATTCACCCTCTGAGTTCCAGTTCATCACATAAGCTTTATAATCAGTTAAATTAAAGCCTAGGCTTTTAGCATACCCTGCGGTATTGCCGCCATACGAACCGATATGAATTTGAAAATAAGGTAAAGTTTCATTATTAAGAGTGGCACTGCCGGCATAAAAGCCGCTGTAATCCCATTTCTTTTCAGACGTGCCGTAATTTGCTTTTAACTTCAAACCGCCTGTCATCTCGCCGCCACTTTTACTGACGCGAGTGTTAGCGTTGTCGTCAGCTGCTTTGGCTTTGTCATAGGCGGTTTTAACTGCTTTCGGCGTAGCTGCTTTATTTTCTGCCTCGCTGTCTATGCTGCTGTCCAACGTAACAATACCCGCTTGGCTGGTGCTGGCTTTGTCGATTTCGTGGCTGTGGCCACTTTCGTCCACCGCATTTTGACTGGTTGCGGTGATGGTTTTCGGTGTAAGTTGACCTCGAGTGGCAAAAATGACGCTGTCATCCACTTTAAGGGTAATCGCATCTGATGAGCTAACCAACAAGATCATTCTCACCACTTGTACTTTACCGCTGCCACTGGTCAATTCTGGTTTAAAGCTATCAGGGCAGTTGGCATAAGCCACAAGGCGATTTTGGTTATCAAAAATCCCCATCTCCCTAATCCAAAAGCCGCCCACATTTTCAGGGATAGTCAACTCAAAAATAATTTGCTTGTCGTTACGCGGATCAACGGAGATAGCACTAATATCGGCACGATGCACTTCACGCACCAAGCCTGTATTACGGCTATTTGGTGTGGTTGCCCTCCCGTTACCATCACCCACTGCCATTTGCGTGATTTGCAAAGGCTGCTTGCGTGCAATGGCACTGGCAATCATTTGTGTGCCGTAATCAGTTAAGACCGAATAATACTGTTTCGCCATAAAAATTCCTTGTTCGGATTAACGGGGATAAACGCTGATAATTTCGCCTGCGTTCTGTCCAATAAAAAAATTCAGTGTGCCTGTGGGTGAAATCGCAATCGCAAGGCTGGTTAAATGCCGCGACACCGGTTTCACATCATTAATTAATCGCACCAATTCGTTATAGGTTTGTTCATTTAGACCTGTTTCTGACACTTCAATGGTGAGGCTAAATGTGCCTGCCACGCCTTGCGGTTGGGTTTGAAACCATTCTTTTAATTCCGTTAAAAAGCCAAACGGCTCAATAATCCGCTTGAGCGCAACAATCGTTCCTTTTTGCCTATGGCTGGCGAACGCCGCTTTAATTGCCATTCTTTTTTGCGCTTCGCTCCAACTTTCCTCCCAGTAATCGACCGATAACGCCCACGCCAAAAAAGGCAACAACGCTTCAGGGCATTTGTCCGCATTCCACAAATCGCTATAATCAAAATTAACTGCCTCGGCAGCCGCACATATTTCAGCAGCTTGTCGCGCTAAACGGCTTGCTCCCGGCGGCAACAATGTCTGTTTGCTATTCATCAACAACTACCTCTAAATGCACCGCTTCGCAATAACCGGCTTGGTCGTGCGCCAATACGATATTTTCACTTGGCGCCAACACTTCAACACGCTGCACACCTTCAACGTGCAACACGGCGTGTAATGCAGAAATATTAATATCAATGCCCAATCTGGCTTTTCGTCCGACAAAATCGAGCAATCGTTTTTCTGCCAACTGTTTAATCGGCTGCTGTTCCGGGCCACGTCGACAATAAAGTTTTGCACTCACTTGATAACGATGTATTTGTGCCGATTGCACCGTCACCCGATCGGCAACCGGTCGCACATTATCATCATTTAATGCCTGTTTAACCTTTTCAATCAAACTGCTGTCCGCTTGACCGTCATTTGCCACCGACAACACCGACACCGTCACACAACAAGGCTGCGGACTGAACACATCCACATCTGCCACGCGCCCATCACAACTCAAGGCGTGATAACGATAGCCGGACTTCGCACCGGCAGTGCTGATACTGTCAAAAGCCAATTGCACCCGGTAACGCAACGCTTCATCGCTTTCTAAAATTTCCGCAATCGGCGGCTCAACACTGTTGTCCGCCTGCTGCACCACCAGACGAGCCACATTGTAATTGGCAGCAACCGCATCCAGATCCGCACCGGCGGCGTGTGCCAGCGACACCGACAGCGCGCCGTTGTTAATACGCTGTCTAAGCAATAATTCACGGTAGGCGTTTTCTTGCAATAACATCACCACCGGCTCGCTTTCCAATGCCAATCTGGTTTGCCACACCGCTTTTTGTGCTTCATCTTCAATTAAATTCAAAAATGCCGCCTTTCTCGCATTAAAAATCGCTTCAAAATTTAACGGCTCAATAAAATCCGGCTGCGGAATTTTTGATAAATCAACTAACTCCGACATTTAAACCTCTCTTAATACCAATGATGCAACCAGCGACTGTTGCGTGCCTTTCAACACTGCCCACAACTCTGCCACCACTTTGTTTTGCTCCACCCTCACCATAAAACGCTCAATATCAATACGTGGCTCCCATCGTCGCAGCGCACTGACACAAACCGCCGACAGCTGCAACAACAACGCCTGATTAACCGGCTTATCTATCAACTGATAAAGATAACTGCCGTAATCTCGCCGCTGCAATCTGGTGCCGATAGCAGTGATAACAATATCTCGTACTGACTGGCGAATATGCTCAACTTCGTCAATGATCATTGCGCCGTTTTCACTATTCATTGCGCTTTCCCTGTTGTGCCGCCGCTATCACCCGGATGCGTATGTTTCTGCAACGAAATACCGCCGGCGACCATATCGCTGCCGCTGGTGACACCGCCTTGAATATCCACATTTCCCTTAATCGAGGCATTACCGCCGCCGCTTTTGCCTGTCATTGATAAATTACCGCCAATCAGCACGTTTTGCGCCACTTCCAAATCCTGCGTACATTTCACCACCGGCGTTTCCAGCGTCACACTGGTGCTTGCGCTGATTTTTGCGGTGGCAACACCGCTCACCGTTAAAGCGTGTGTTTTTTGGTTGTAAACAATACTCGCACCATCAGCGAACACGATCACGTGTTCATCAGGGCTTACGCTGGGCGTATCAAAAGCCAAGCTATAGACGCCGGCGAGCAACGTTGCCGTCGTTAAATCACCGCCTTCCGCCAAAATCAAACATTGTTCACCCACCGTCACCGGTGACCAACTTCTGGTTGTTCCGGCGCGAAAAGTCAAAAACGGCAACCAATCCGTTAAAATATTGCCTGATTTTGCTCTGGCACGTCGTTTAGCACAATCCACTTCGGCAATCACGCCATAGCGGATCAGGTTTTCAATTCTGCGGTTATTTTCTGCGGACACAAACACTCCATTACAGCTTAATGAATAGCGTCATTGTTAGAAAATTTAGCTGGAGAGGGTAGCAGTTTGCGATGTGGATTTGAGGATAACAAAAAAGCAAGCGTGGCTTGCTTTTTGATAGTTAAATTGCTCTTAAAGTATCAATAATTTGTGGTTGTTGCTCAATAATGTTCAGCAATTTTAACGCCGGACCATTCGGCACACGGCGAGCCGTTTCCCAAGATTGTACTAATGCTGTGCTTACGCCTAATAAATCCGCAAATTCATTTTGCTTTAAATGCGTGTTGGCGCGGATTTTTTTTACATCAGGAATGCGGAATGTGGTTACAGTATGAGGAGCAGCTTGCATTTCACCTTTTTCAATGGCAACCATTTGTTCAGCACTTTTAACTAGACGATCAAATAATTTTTTATCCATTTTTAATCTCCTTTTAATTGATCAACGATTGATTTTAAAATCGCTTTTTCTGCGGCATTCATATTATCTTTTTCACTCTTTGGATACATCATCAATAAATATAACTTTCCTTTAGCTGTGAGCGAGTAATAGATAATTCTTACACCGCCACTTTTACCTTTATTGTTACCTGATAATTTCCACCTGATCTTTTGGCAACCACCGGTATGCTGAATAAAATCACCTAAATGAAAGTTATCTAACATATAGGCTTGAAATGCCTGATATTCCTCGTCAGAAAGCAAGGCTTTTCTATCTTCTTCAAAAATCGGCGTTTCGATAAAGGTAATAAATTTATCTGTATTCATATTTATCTCCTATGAATATATCGTAATTTGTACCCTGTACAATGTCAAGCGAGAAATAAAAGGGCTTTCGCCCTTAACCTCTGCCGACTAAACGGCTGCGTGCTCTTGCCTGCTGTTGTTGCTGCACCTTCTCAAGTTCTTGCCGCACTGCTTTAGCGATAGCATTAGCATCACCACCCTGTGCATTGATATTAATGGATACCGTCATCGGTGCCGCTTGCGCAGTCTGCTGCGTTGGTTGCACTGTCGCAATCGTCGGTCTGGCTTCAACGCTAATCGGCTGCGCCATTGCCACACTGCTTGCCAACCCTGCCGCTATCATTCCGGCTTTTGCTGTTTTTGCACTGTGCAAGCTGGATAAAAAACCTACGCCCAATCGTGACGTTGCCGCTTTGCTAAACACAAACTCGCCACGGTGTACAATGCCGGCAGGATCATATTTACCGCCGTTGCCGGTGTAGCCGCCGGTGGCGTAGAGATCCGGATCGCTCATTGCCCCAACAACGGCTCTGGCTGCGCCTGTTTGGCCATAAGCAGCATCAAGCACCTTCTCTTTTGTTTCTTTCGTTGCTTTCATATCCTTGCTAATAGACGGCATATTATCAATAACCCACTTAATGCTATCCATTAGCCATTGCAACGGTTTTGTTGCCAAGTCAATTCCTTTAGCAAGCCATTCACCAAATTTTTTACCTGCTGCCGCTGCGCTATCCAAATCTTTCGATGTACTCTGCACCGGTGAAAGTAAATCAGTAAACCATTTCACCGCTTTTTCAACCCAACCGACCACAACACCAAAGAGATCGCCTAATGGCTTGAATTTTTCAATCACAGGCGCAAGCCCTGATTTTAAGCCTTCCCAAAATCCGCCGAAAAATGCCCGCACTTTTTCCCAGTTTTTGTAAATCAATGCTGCACCAACAGCTAAAGCGGTAATAAACAATCCGATTGGCGTGGTTATCAACAGGCGAGAAGCGAAGAATAACCCTTTAAAAACACCAGTAACAGAAACAAATGCCAACTTCAGATATGTCAGAGGATTAAGCAACTTGAATAACGTCACTCCTAAAAATCTCAATACACGTAAAACATTGCTTCCAGCCTTTCGCCAATTCAACCACGCACTTGTACTGGCGATACTTGCACCATTTGCTTTATTGATTACTGCGATTAACCCTTTAAAGGATTCAATGTTCACACGGTTCAGTCTAGTAATATTCGCAATTCCCAACCCCATTCTTGCTAAAGGGTAGAGCATAAAACTAGAAGCAATACTCAACGCACCGATTACTGTAGCCGCACTCGCTAAAATCGCCATCCACCTAATAATTTTTGAAGTAAGTTCCGGATTTGCTTTAATCCATTCATTCACCGTTCTTAACCAACCGGTTGCGGTTTGCGTAAGTTCTCGCAATGCGTTTGATTGTCCGTCAAAAATAGTTATTCCCAATGCTTCGCGAGCGGAATCAAGCCCTTTTAAATCCCCCATTAGGTTGTCTGACATTGTTTCCGATACTTTCTGTGCTGTACCGTTAGCTTCTTTTAATTTTTTATCAAATTCTCTGATATTCTTTTCGCCTGCCTGCTTGATTAATTCAGCGGCGGCTGTTGCCGCTTCCTCGCCAAAAATATCTTTTAAAATAGCAAGCTGATCAGCACTTCCCATTTTCTTAGTTTTTTTCGCAATATCAGCCAATATATCCGGCAAAGCTCGCAAATTTCCTTTTGCATCTTTTGTCTTGACGCTCAATTTATTGAGTTGTTTAGTCGCAGCTTTTGTTGGTCCCGATAATCTATTCAGCATAGCTCTCAACGCTGTACCGGATTGCGATCCTTTTATCCCTACATTTCCCAACAATCCCACCATTGCCGCCATACTTTCAAAACTTTGCCCTGTTTTGGCAGCGAGAGGTCCAACATATTTCATTGATTCACCCAGCATCTCAAGGTTTACATTGGAGCTGGTAAACGTTAAGGTTAATACATCTGCAATATGGTTCATCTCTTCGGCTTTTTTACCGAAACCGCTTAGAATATCCGAACTAATATCCGATACTCGCCCCATATCCATATCTGCCGCTTTTGTCATATTAAGGATAGCCGGCATCGATTGCGTAATCTGTTCTTGATTAAACCCTGCCATCGCTAAATAACTTTGACCTGCTGCGACATCCGTTGAAGTAAACGATGTCGTTGCCCCTAAATTAATCGCCTGATCTCTTAATGCTTTGATTTTTGCTGCATCTACAGCATTGTTTTTGTCTAATCTGGTTAATGCCTGCACCTTTGAAAATGCTTGCTCAAATTCAACCGCCGGCTTCATCATCGCAGCGCCAGTACCTAATACAGCACCGCCCATAACCATTGAGTGTTGTCCGAATTCTTTGGTTTTATCGCTGGCATTCTTTAAGGTTTCTACTTGCTTTTGATATTTCTGTTGTTGTGATTGTCGTGCCTGCAGCCGTTTCATCGCAGCATCTTGCTTATTTAATGCTGCTGTTGATTGCTCAATTTTTTGCTTTAATTGCGCCTGACTGTGTTTAAATTTCGCCGTATCAAACCCACCCTCAATCAAACTTTGTCGTAATTTATTTAATTTTTTACGCTGATTCACCTGTGCTTCAGTAAGTTTATGCACCTCTTTAAAAGCATTCGCCACTTGCTTTTTCAGTTTTTGAGTTGGATTGGCAGTATTATTTAATTGTCGCTGTAACTGTTTTGCTTTTTCACGCGCCGCTATAATTTTTTGATTGGATTGACTAATCTCGCCACTCAACTTCTTAAATGTTTCGACGTTTTTTTCCTGCAGTCTTAATTTTGCCAATGCGTCACTTGCATTTTTTGTATCACCTTGTAACTTTTCCAGCTGTTTTTGCACACCTTTCAAAGGCGCAGTTAATTTATCTACTGCACTTAATAAAATAGTTAAATTGAGCTTGCTCATATTTCATCCTTATTTTTATTGACGCCTACGTTTTATCTATTAATAATTCACCTAGTGAATCGGAGGAAACTAAAATGGCATTGTTATTAATACTGTTATATTTAATCGGCTTCTTCATCGCTTTGCCGTTTGTCTTAATCGCTTTTGCTTTCGATATATTTTTGCGGTTATTACCCACTTTTATTGCTGTTTATGTCATTTTTCTTGCAATCGGCATTATCGCGTTGCCATTAAAACCAATAATGAATAAATACGCAAAACAGCTAAATACCATCGGCAAAATCACCGGTTTCGTGTTATTTGGTCCATTAATTCTGTTATTAATCGGCACGGTGTTGTCTCTGCCTTTTGTTTTGATTTATTCTTTATCTGATAATCCTATCCAATCTTTAGTAATAACTTTTGCGATAATCTTGGTTGTTATTTTGGTTAATATCGTAAACAGTAGATTAAAGAGATAACTGCTCAATAACCAACTCCTCAATCAACGCCCTATCCTCATCACTAAAGCCCAACAATTCACGTTGTGGCAAAGTCACACGCTTTCGGCGTTTGCCCATCGTGACCGCTTTGCCGTATTGATGCACTTCGGCAATGGTTGACGCACGTCCGCCAAAACCAACCGTCACTTCGTTGCTGCTGCTTTGCACTTTTAAAAATCGTGCGGTTTTGAGCTTCACAAACATCGCTCGGCGACGAATACGCCCTTTTTTGCGGCGGATTTTTTGCGGTTTGCGCGGCTCGTAACGGCTGCCGTCCGGATTTTGTTGCGCCGCAATGCGGCGGCGTTGCGAAACCAATAATGCGCGGCCAAGGTTACGACTTAACGCCTGCCGTTTAGACGCTGACAAATTGGCAATCAGTGCGCTAAACTTCGCCTCCAACTGTTCTATATCGCCCACGCTGCCTCCGCTTCGGCTTCAGTGATTTTCATTTTAAATTCATCTCGCAAATAGACGGCTATTTCACGTCCGTTAACATCTTGCTGCGGTTCCGGCAGATACGTGACTGCCATTTGTTGCGCTTGACGCTCCACTTTAACACGCTCGGTCAGGCGTAACGTAATCGAAAAATCTTGCGTGTCGTTATTAATGTAATCACACTCAAAGCGGATGCCGTCCGCTCGCCGATCCGGGTTATCAAACAGCTCATTTTGATTAATGCGCAAATATGCCAACAACGGCACAATCACACTTGCCATATCCTGATCAAAATCGGTGATAATCACATTCAGTTTATAGCGGTATTCAAAACTTAACGAACGGGCATTGGTTGCCACCACTTGCCCTTCGTCAATAAAAAGCTGTAAGCGTTCCGGATTATTCCGTAAATAAGGCAGGGTTCGCTCCAGCAAGGCTCTAATCTGTTTTGGTTTTTTCATCGTCTAACATTCCGCTGCCGTTGTTCATAAATCGTTTGGCATTCAATACAACGTGTCACACCCTGTAACTTTCTTCTATTTTCAGGGATAGGCTCTTCACAATCGATACAGTGCGTGAAACTTTGCTGCGGTTGCTGCTGTTGTCGCCGCTTAATTTGTGCGTCACGTTCCATTTGCGCGAGTTCATTCGCGCGGTCAATTTGATCCATTAATACAATCCTTTAAAATCCGGTTTTCAATTTTGCAAAGTTCAATCGTATTTAACGCCTCTGCCAATGTGGCCACTAAATCGCCGTTAGTCTTGATATCGACAAGCGGCGTGCGGCATTGATGGCTTTGTGGGCAAATCAGGCGTTCAGTCGTTGATTTTGGCGGTGTTGAGCAAGCGGCTAATGTCGCTAGGCACAAGCTGATCACGCCAGCTTTTATGATTTTCATTCTGTAATACCTCGTTAATGCGTTGTTTTTGTTTTGTCGCTTGTTGCTGCTGTTGCTCAAGCAGCGTCAATAGCTGTTGTTGTTGCTGTTTAAAGGCGGTGAGTTGCAGCTCTGTTTGTTGAAGCTGCTGCTGGAGTGCAGCGATCTGTTTTTGCTGTCGCTCCGCTTTACTCATAAAATATTGGCTTGTTGCTATCAGTGCCGCAATCCCGATTAAAACGACAACATCAGTGATCATTTTTAGCTTAGACATAACGCTCGCTCCTGCGCTCTTCGCTTGATTAAGCCTGTTGAGGGCTGACCAGCAAAGTAGACCCAACGGCTGAATTGTTCGCACATTTCAGGTGTATAGCCTTGGCGAGCCATCTTAAATAGCGTTGAATTTTGCAGCTTTGCGCAGCCAATGTTAAAGGTAATAGAGGTAAGTGCATCAAACGCCCCTTGCGGCATATTGCCACCGTTGGCGTAACGGTTGACGCACCGTTCGGCAATCTTGATGTCGTTCACCCAACGCCCGGCAATCTCTTGCAAGCTGTATTGTCGCCGTTCAATCGCCTGCCCACCGGCAGCAGTTGAGCCGATACCGACCGTTAGCACATCATTCGGGCATTGGTAAGGTTGTTGCACACAGCCTTCCGCATTGCCGATAAGCGCCAATCCTTTTTGTGAGGTGCGGATTTCATTGCCAAATTGATTGACAACAATTGCAAGCACTGCGCCCACACTGCAGTATTTAATCGCCTTCTTCATCGTTATCATTCTGCTGCTTCCTTTTCAGTTTTAGCTCTTCATTTTTAAAATACCAATTCAGTAAAAAAGTGGCGACACCCAACCCAATCCCGATGAGTGACGCCCATTCATTAATGCTTAAACCGCTAAAAAAAGAGATAACCGCCCCCCAATAAGCATAAGTCGTTGAATCTTTCATACTCAATCCCATAAATTAATGCCGGCAATCTGCGGTCTGGCTTGACTATCATCCAATTTTAAATAAACCGGCGTGCCCATAGGCAAGATAGCCATTGCGGTTAAATGCGGATTCATCACCAAAGTCGCCTCAAGCAAACCGTTGCTTCTGCCGAAATAACGATAAATCACGCTGTCCAAGCTGTCGCCTTGCTGTGCGGTAACGGTGATGACACTCTGTTTCACACTCATAACAATGCCGCCGTAATTTTTCGTTTACCCAACAAGGTGCGTACCGAAAAACGTGCATCTCGCCGCAAATCGTCAACGCTCTGATCTAAAATCGCCATCCGTTTTTCACCGTCATTGGTGAGATCATAACTGGCGTAACGTTCATATAGGCTGGCTGCGGTTAAGCAGTAGACTGCATTCAAATAGTGATAGCGTTGATGCTGATTCAGCTCCTCTGTGCTGGCTTGGCTTAGTGCGGCAAGCTCATCATTAATTTGATAAATCGCTGCCAAACACGCCTGTTTTAAACGCTCCGTTGTGATGTTGCTGTCTATACGCATTGCCAAACGCAACGCCTTTAAATCAACTGCCGGGAAAAAACGATCCGGACAAATCGCATTGCTGTTAAGGCTTTGCTTGCTCTGTTTGTTCAGCGCTGTTTCTGTCGGCGAAAATGAGATGTTTAAATCTGCCATTAGCTTTCCTATTCACAAAACAAGGTGAGGAGGGAGAAAGTGTTCACGACTGAACACCGCCCTCCGCCTTGTGCTTGCGTGCTGTGCTCTGTTTCCGCTTGGCTATTGTCTTTCTTGGCTTTTTCACTGCTTCCACCTCAACTTCCGACTTGGCATTGTCTTGCTGCTTGTTCAGCTTGCGCAACACGGTTTTAAGCCCGATACGAGGGTTTAATAACAGCGCGGCGGTAATCGTCTTTTTTGCCGCTTCCGGTGCTGTTTTCAGCTGCATTAACCCTAGCTCTTTCAGTAATCTTGCACGGCTTTGATCCGGCATATCCTGATCGGCTGTCATTTGTGCCGCACGTTGCAAAATAGCAATATCAAACGCTTGCCCGGTTGCGGTGGCACGCATTGCGCTGTCGGCAATCTCTTCCGCTATTGCTGTTGCTGTGGTGCGCACAAAGCCTTCCGGCAACACTAAGCTATGTCGCAACGCATACTCGCCAATCCTCAACGCCAGCTCAAAATTCTCAATATCAATCGCCCAAATCAACCAGTTCATCAACACATCATCCTGCCGCCCGTTGCCGTTGGTTAACACCCCCTCCAGCCAGCTTTGATAATCAGGGAAAATCTGTTGTTTATAGCGGTTTTTGTGCGCTCTCGATTGGATATTTTTTAAATCTTTTTTATGGCGTGCGAGCAGATAAAGCATTTTGTCGTATTCTGCCAACACCGCAGTGGATGACTCACTTTGATTCAACTGCGTGGCAACATACTGCATATGGCGTTCCGCCGGGCTTAATCTGCTCATTTTTTACCACTATTAATGTTCGCTTGTGCCGGCAACCGCTTTGTCTTCAAACACGATATTTTCAATCAATGCCGCACAATCATAATTTTCCACGATGAAATCAATATTTTTACTGATAAAGTCTTCAATGCGGTTGCGTTTCGGATTGTTGATAATGGCACGACGCAAAGAGCCTTCTTGTAAGTAAATGGAGAGATTATCGAGTCGTGTAATCAACATTGAATTCGCCGGGAAATACGGCACACGGATCGCTTTCAAGCCGCCAATCTGTTTTTGCGATAAAATCACCTGCCCCGCCAATTCTTCGGTCGGCTGGTTGGTTTTGTTGATCATTTGGAAATATTTATCCGCTAAGATATTGCGTCCGCAAATCACCACCAACTCGGTGTCATCAGCATACTCTTCCGCAATAATCTTATTGGTGGCATCAAACACCAAAGCATCAAGGTTTTCATAGCCTTTTGCGTCTTCGCCTGTGCCTTGCCCTTTACCAACTTTGATTTTGTTTTCGCTGTTTTTGCCGTCCATTACTTTTAACGGTGCTTCTTCACGGATTTTCTGTAAAAAGCCTTTTTTCACATCTTGCAATAATTTATTGCGACTTAAATCAGAGTTTTCACTTCTTGAAGTGCCATTAAAACCCATCATAATTAAATTTAAACCGATGGTTTTTTGTGTCTGTTTTGCCAATCGAGTTTGAAAATCCGGGAATTTTGCCCACTGGTCTAATAATTGATAGCTAATGTGCGTATCAAAATTGACGCTTTCGCAATGATATTTACGGCTGTCTAACTGGCTGATGCTTTTCGTTTCTCGCTCTTTGCCGTCCGTGTCGGTGGTGCTGGCGATCGCATTCGCCACCGATAACCCAATGCGCTCACCGATTTGATTGGTGACAGAAATCACGTTAATACGCTGGAGAAAATCAGAACTTAAGGTGATTTTATCAACCAATTTCTGTTCGGCGCTCGGCTCGACACTAAACCCCTCTTTCACGTCCTCTGCCGCAACGTTGTTTAATTGCGCAATACGATCGACATAACCGGTAAATAATTTTTTGGTGTTGTTTCTCATCATTAATCCTTAATTTTTAACAATCGGTGAGTTGAATTTGATTCTCGCTGCCGCTGATTTCCGGCAAATTGAATTCTTGTTTCGGTGTTTCGCTCAATGTGGCAAACTGCGCTTTTAAAGCTTCCACCTCATCATAAAGTGCTGCCAGCTTGGTGAGGTCCACTTGTTCGCTGAACACCGCAAAGGCAGCGCTTAACTGATTAAGCTGTTCACCGACCTGTTGACGGAAAACCTGTTCCGGCTCATCATCAGCAACGGCATTTTCGGCTGTTTTGTCTGACGCAACACCAAACTCGGTCGCATTTGCTTCATTTCGGGCTTCACTCTGGGCTTCATTCTGGTGAGAAAACAACGCCTTTAACTTGGCAAACAAACCTTGAATATCGCCTTGTGTCGCTAACGCCTGACTATCTTCAAAGCACAAATCAGTATCAATTGCAGCGGTAAACAAATTATTCGGATGCTGCTTGCGGTGCGCTAACGGATTCTGTTTCGCTGCAGCTGAAAATGCCAACATCTCCGTGCCAAGTGATGCCGGATCATCCGTCACCGCTAACCCGACCAAATAAGCAGAATGTAAGTCGGCAAAATCAGGGTTTACCTCTATTGAGGTGTAAATTTTTTGTTTTGCCTGCACCATTGCCACTAAATCATCGGTCGGTGCAATTTGCGCCAATAAACGCAACTTGCCGTCACGCTCTTCGGTGGTTAATGCCAACACATCACCCAACCGCTTAAAATCTCCATCAGGTAAAATCCCTTTAAAATGCTCGAGGTTGACGCGTGCGCCATAGACGCTCGGATCATAGTTAGCTGCCATCTCTTCAATCCAACGCCGCTCAATCGTGCGACCATCGGCAGTCGCGCCTTCTGTGGCAACAACAAACCATTTTGATGTTTTCATTTTGTCCTCCACTTAAAAATCTTGCTGCCATCTTGCGTTCTAATAGCGCACAACTCAAACGCTTGCGGTTGTGATTTAGGTTTTAACCTTTAGCGGCAGCATTTTTTTGCTAAATTTTTACGGATAATCTACAGAATGGAAAAGCAAGAAAAACAGACCATACCTTATTCGGTATCAGACAAAACACAGGCAAAAATAATGTATTTCGCAGGTTATCGGCTTGCGGATATTGCTGCTTTTTTAAATTTACCGCACTCTACCGTCAGCAGCTGGCGCGACCGGGAAAATTGGGATGGTATTGCGCCTGTCGGCAGGATTGAAGCCTCTTTAGAGGCGAGATTGTGTCTGCTTATCGCAAAAGAAGACAAAAACGGCGCAGATTTTAAGGAAATTGACCTGTTACATCGTCAACTGGAGCGTTCGGCAAGAATTAAAAAATACAGCAACGGCGGAGGCAATGAGATTGATCTCAATCCAAATTTAGAAAAACGCTATCCTAAAGAGCGCAAAAAACGGGTTAAGAATGCGATCAGTGAAAGCCAACAACAAGCGCTTATCGATAATTTCTACAAAATAATGTTCGGTTATCAACAGCAATGGTTTCAAGCAGGGCAACAATATCGCATTCGCAATATTTTAAAAAGCCGCCAAATCGGCGCAACCTACTATTTTGCACTTGAAGCCTTGATTGATGCGCTACAAACCGGCAGAAATCAAATTTTTCTCTCTGCCAGTAAAAAGCAAGCAATGCAATTTCGCAGTTATATTTGTGATTTTGCCAGCAAAACAGCGGAAGTGGATTTAAAAGGCGAAACCATTAAATTTCCAAATCAGGCGGAGTTAATCTTTTTAGGCACCAACTCAAAAACCGCGCAATCTTATCACGGCAATTTATATTTCGATGAAATTTTCTGGGTGAATAAGTTTGATGAAATGCGCAAAGTCGCCTCCGGTATGGCATCACAAAAGCAATATCGGCAAACTTACATCTCCACACCGTCATCTATGTCACATTCCGCTTATCCGTTTTGGTCAGGGCAACTGTTTAACCGTGGCAGACCGGCAGATCAGCGACAGGAGTTCGACATCTCTCACGCCTATTTGCAACCCGGTCGCTTGATGCCGGACGGTCAGTGGCGTCAGATTGTCACCATTTACGATGCAATGGCGCAAGGCTGCAATCTGTTTGATGTTGATGCGCTTAAATTGGAATATTCGGTGGAAGAGTTTGAGCAGCTTTTTTTATGTCAATTTATTGATGATAACAGCAGCGTCTTTAAATTTATCGACCTGCAAAAATGCGGTGTTGACTCATTAGAAGTCTGGTCTGATTTTAATCCACTGGCAAAACATCCCTTTGCCGATAATCCGGTTTGGATCGGCTATGACCCGGCACATACCGGCGACCGTGCCGCATTGGCAGTAGTGGCACCACCGGCGGTTGAGGGCGGGAAATATCGCCTACTGCACTACAAAACCGTTCACGGAATGGATTTTGAACAACAAGCCGGCTTAATCAAGGATTATTTGCAAATCTACAACGTGCAAAAAATCACAATAGACCGCACCGGATTGGGAGAGGGCGTTTATCAGTTGGTGCGTAAGTTTTACCCTTTGACACGTGGGCTGACGTATAACGTGGATTTGAAAAATGAGATGGTGCTTAAAACACTTAACATCATCGGTAAGCGCCGCCTTGAATTTGACAGCGGCGACAAAGAAGTTATCAACAGCTTTATGACCATTAAAAAACAGACCACGCGAACAGGGCAGAAAATTACCTATATTTCCGACCGTTCAAAAGAGGCAAGTCACGGTGATATCGCTTGGGCAATTATGCACTGCCTGATGAATGAAAGCTATCATTCCGGCGCAGACACAAAAATCAAAATGATCACTTTTTCTTAGGAGTTTTTATGCAAAAATTAAACCTTTTCAGTTTTGGCGAGCCGGTGCCGTTTTTAGACAAATCTGAAATAATGGAATATTTGGAAAGTGCGATGATGTTTGAGAAATATTACTCGCCGCCAATAGACTTTAACGGTTTAGCGAAAGCCTTTTATTCAACGTCTTACCATTCAACGGCAATCAATGTTAAGAAAAATATTCTGTTAAGCACTGTGGAAACCTCCGGCTTAATCAGCCGCTTAGATTTGGAACGCATCGTGTTGGATTTTTTAATCTTCGGCAACGCCTATCTGTTTGTTAATGAAAATAAATTAAATAAACCCATCAAAGTAAAAGCATTATTAGCCAAACACATTAGACGAGGCAGAGAAAAAGGGCAGTTTTTTCAGGTGGCAAATTGGCTAAATGAGATTGAACTGCCTAAAGATCAGGTTTTGCACTTAATGCAGCCCGATTTCAACCAAGAAATTTACGGCTTGCCGGAATACATTTCCGCCTTGCAATCCTCATTTTTAAATGAAGCTGCGACCCTGTTTCGCCGTAAATATTACATCAACGGCGCGCACGCCGGCTCGATTATTTATATGACCGATCCGATGCAAGATGAAGAAAGCATTAATAACATTCAAGAACAAATCAAAGCCGCTAAAGGCAAAGGCAATTTTAAAAACCTGTTTATTTATGCGCCGAATGGCAAAGAAACCGGTTTAAAAGTGATTCCGCTTTCCGATGTGACGGCAAAAGATGAATTCTTGAACATTAAAAACACCAGCCGTGATGACATCTTGGCGGCGCACCGTGTTCCGCCGCAACTGCTCGGTATTATTCCAAACAACACCGGCGGCTTTGGCGATGTGGAAAAAGCCGGACGCGTCTTTTTCATCAATGAAATTGAACCTCTACACCAAAAATTGGCAGAAATTAACACTTTTTTTGCTGAACGTTACGGCGTTAAACAGGCACTGATTCGCTTTAAACCTTATCGACTGCTCGATAGCGAAAAGTAGCGATAATCCTATTCATTGCATCAGCAAATCAATCACCAGCCGGTAAAAGCCGACAATAGGCAATAGGCAATAGGCAATAGGCAATAGACAATAGGCAATAGACAATAGGCAATAGGCAATAGGCAATAGGCAATAGGCAATAGGCAATAGGCAATAGGCAATAGGCAATAGGCAATAGGCAATAGGCAAATTGATAATAATACACCAATGATCAAAACCTAGTTTTTAATATTTAAAACTAGGTTTTTCTATTTACAACCACGTAAAATAAGGCTAATAGCACTTTTATCACTTAATAGAAAATGGAAAGCCGCCCATACCTACATTGACATTCTCTCTACCCTTCAAGACAAGGAATATCAAATCTCCGCCTTGAAAAGCAAAGTTTTACAACACTGAATTGTAAAAACGCCATTCGTTGCCTATAGTTTATACCTCACATCTGAAGGGTGAAAACTTACACTCTCTAAAGGGCGAAATTTTACAGCACGGTTTTGATAAAAAAATGCGTTCTATTGCGTGATTTTGCGTTAAAAAAATAACACTATAAATAACCAATGCTGCCAGATCCGGCGCAGATCCTCCGCAGATCTATTTTTGCGTGATTTTCACCCCCTTAACAATGCTAGCTTGGCGAAGCTGTGACGACGTTTTTTAATAAATTAAACACGAAAACTAAAAACTTTCGATACAACCAATATAACAATAATCAAGTGTTTTGATGATTCTTATAACAGTATCCAAAAGTATACGAAAATGTATATTTTAAAGATGTATAAAACTAAAAAAGCAGTAATAATAATAACTTATATAGCATTACCAAGTCTCGCCC